CTGTAAAAATAAAAAGTCTTCTTTATCAAGTTTATAACTTAATTGTCTTAAAGACTGGGCTGTTCCAACACCACCTTTTTGTTTGTGAATATCAACTATAAAACTTCCAAATTTTCTTAATGCTAATTCAATTTGATTATGATGATAACTTGTTGTAATAACTATTTCATCAATATCAAATTTTTGTAGCCATTCAAGATTGTGAAATAGAATCTGTTTCGACTTTACTGGCAATAGACACTTTGGCATCATATCCGTAAAGGGCCGTAGTTCTGTATTCATGCCAGCACAGGCCATCAATACTTTCATTTTTTGGCTTTCTTTTTCTTGGATTTTTCAGATTTTGAAAAACGGCCCTGATTATCCCTTTTAAGTTTGGGTTGGGGTTGTTGAAGTCCCTCCGGAAAAGAGTTATAAGCCACGTGGTGAGTAATCTTATCATATTTTTCTTGAAGTTTTTTATCTTTCATATGCCAAAGATCATCAGCCTCGGCGGGGTGTAGAGAATTAATCAATTCATGCCAAAGAGATTCACGCTTTAAGTTGGTTAACGTTGGATGTCCTCCCTCAATAAACAAATACATTTTTCTCATTTCATAATTCAATGTAGCGCCATCATCAACGCCTTCAATAAAACCTCTTTGTGGATTAAACTCATCTTTTTTTAAATCTGGTCGTCCTTCAGGAAGAACAAATTTCATATCATTAAAATTATATTTCAATATTTCTTTTACTGCTTTAGTTGCATTTTGTCGCAAATAGTTAACACGTTCTTCATCAGAACTTATTCCATTTGCAACAGAAAAAATTTCGCTTGTCATTTTAGCCGCCATAATATCTCCTAAAATTCATTTATATGTTCCATTAAATTTTTAAGTTTGTGTTTTATAAAATAATTAAAAAGTTTGGTTCTACCAACTTTGGGTTGATTATCATATTCAACCACAATATTAGTTTGCAACCACTCAGGGATTTTGGATAAATCTATTAACATTTCATTTCTACGATAATTACGTAATTGTTCCCCTTGACAAAATACATCAGGCTCAAGTTCAGACCAAACTGATACCTTTTTCTTTGATAATGGTGTTTGTCTTTTGTCCGTAACAACAAATGTGTCATCAGAAGACAAAAAATTTGGAACACCATCACTTGTATCGCCTCTGAGTATATGTTCTCTTAAAAAGTTATCTGGATTATCAGTATTAAGAAATTTCTTCGTGAGAGGTGAATATTGATTCACATTTTCGTATTTTTGTAACTGAATAAAATCTTTATCACTTGATAATATTAAAACGGGTTCTTGTTCGACAAATAATTCTTCAATAGAAGTAACAGACTCAGTATTATTTTCTTGCCATAATTTTTTAGTTTTTTGTTCTCGATCCATTACAATAGTAGCAATAATATCATCTGCCTCTGCTTTATCTATATATACAACCTTATAAGGAAAGTTTTCACTTAGCTCTTCTCGTATTACATGTAATATTCTATACAATTCGGGCCAATCAAAATCTGATTTATCTCTTGTAGTTTTTCTATTGGCTTTATAATATTTAAATGCATCTTTTCGCCAATTGCTTGTTGCATCACAACAAACTACTAGTTCACCAAATTCATCACTAAATTTGTGATGATACATTCTTATAGTATTTAAAACTGCATGTCTAACATAATCTTCAGACATTGCATTTTTATTCATCATCACATTTGCAATAACGATTTGCGAATAATCAAGTAATATCATTTTACAATTTTAAGAAGTATAGTTTCATTATTAATGCGACCAGTTAAGTCTTTTTCTTTAGAGTTAATAGAGTCATATTGTCTCTTAATCGCAAGTTTACCACCAGAAAGCATTTTTGTTAATACTTCTTCTGGTTTTCTTACTTTTTTACATTTAGAAAGTGATGTATCAAATCCTCGAAGAGTGCTTCCTTTTACAGATAATCCTGCATGACCTTCTGCTTGATACACACCAAGTTTACGATACTTTGAATTGAACACATATAATTGATCAGCACCAACAATCTCAGATGGATTGATAGATGCTATTTTATATTCAACATCTTGTTTTTTATAATTCAACTTAGCAATTTGTTTCGAAACTGAAACAGGTTTTTTCTTTCGGGGTTTTCTTTGTTGCTTACTAAAATTAGCAGAATATCGTTCACAGTCATTAATAATTGTCTGAATATAATTCTCATAACTAACAATTTGCTTCTTCTTCATATGAGCATAAGATTCTGCCAAATCTTCATCTGTAGGAATTAATCTTATTTCTTCCATATAGGGTTCGAATTCTTTTGCTATCTTTTTTGCAATTAATCCCTTAACTTCTTTACTAACTAACCAATCATATACGCTTATAGTCGGTTCATAATCATTGTCAAAAAAATCATCTATGAATTGTTCTATCTCAGAAGCATATAAAGATACTTGTTCTTTTATATGATCTTGAATTGACGGCTTATTACCATTTCCATTAATTTCAGCAGATTTTTGTTCAACAACAAGTTCACCTTTTTTCTTACTGTAGTCAATAAGATAACTAATTTTTTCTACATACTCCTGAGGAAGATTTTCATATCCTCTCATAACCATTCTAGCAAGAAAACCACCTCCTCTCAAATAAACAGTCTTTGATCCATCAACAAGAACACCAGCTTTTCCCCATGAAAAGGATCTTACTTTCTGAATATCTTCTTTACTATATCCAGAATGTTTCATGTATTCCAGCATCCATTTTTTAGACTGATCTGCTTCATGAAAATGGCTATACCAATTCAATCCATGCATAATATCAGATTCAGTTGAATTATCATCAAAAACGGGTTCCGTTCCCATTCTTGCTTCATCAAAGGTTCTTCCTGAACCAATAATTTGTTTAGGCTTTTTTATTAATGATGACATCTTTTTTAACTTCTTCTTCAGCATAATCTAGTTCATATGTTAAGTTATCAATAAAATCGATCCATTGATCAATTCGTTTTTCCCAACTATAATGAGTATGTGCATATTCTAATGCATTGTCAAGATTTTTTTGAACATCTTTTGTCCAATATGAATCCATAACATCTTCAAGTGCATCAGCAAATCTTTCAACATGCTTATTTTTATCTTCTGTATAATTGTACATGTAAGCATATTCACCACACGTTTCAGGTAAAGCACCATAATTAGAAGTAACGATAGCACAACGGGCCGACATTGCTTCCATAGCTACTCTACATGAAGTTTCTAACCAAGTAGACGGATATGCTAATATATGCATATTTTTCCAATGTTCCCTTAGTTCATCATAAGGAACTGTGCCGTAATACGTTACTCTTGGGTCCTTTTCACATTTTTCAAATAGAGGCTTGTATGCTTCATCATTTTTTTCCCAACCATATAATTTATAGCTAGAAAAAACATGTAAATGAAAATCACTTCTATCAATTAAATCTAAAGAAGCCACAAGAACATCAAGACCTCTTTGAGGGGTTGAAGCATATATTAATTGAAGATCCTTCGTTTCCGTTTCTTCATGTTTCGGAATAGGATCTATCGCATTCTTAATAACTACTCCATTATCATATGGTATATTCAATATTGTATTAAATTGTTGTTGTTGCCAATGACTGACAAAAATCAATTTATTAAAAAGATCAAGCTGAGTTTTGAGAATATCGTATGCGGGATCTTGTGCAAGATCATGAATCCAAAAAAGTCTACGTTTATTTTCTTCTATAGACTGAACTCTTGAAATCACGAATTGAAATTTTTCTTTATATTCCTTAGGTAATCTGCGGAATAATTCCATCGAAAGAAGTTCTGTTCCCCCTAAAGAATTTTCCGCAAGATTTCCTTTTTCATGCTGAGGAATTTTCACATCTACATCATTTATCATAATTTACTTTCTATAATCTAGCGAGAGTTAACTCGTTTGTTTTCTTTTTATTTCTATAACTATGTTTGTAAAAAATATGATCATCTATTCTTACATTTTTTCGATACTTATGTGCCCATTTTGGATATTTTTCCATCCAATCAGCATGATAGTGCGTTGCGCCATCTGTTATATCCATAAGTCGATCTTGATGATCATAAAACCATTTTGCTATTGACTGTGAGCTTTCCCAGGCTCTTCCATTACGTGGATTATCACCCATTCCATCACAATACCATGAAAATTGGCATCTATTCCTTTTTGGATGTCCTGAAGCCCAATGAAGACCTTCATATATTACTTCACAAAACGTATTAGGAAATCGTTCTGAATCCACTCTATTTTTTGTTACAAATGCAACTGCTAATTTTCCTGCAGTTGATTGTGTTGCCGCTTCAAAATATATATTCTTAGACAAACATTGAACCTGATCAGTTATTCTTTTTTCTTGAATATTTACAGGATTTAGTGTTGCCGGAAGTTCCGGAACTATAGGTATAATGCTTGATGTTTCAAAGGTAATTTTTCCAGTAGGACTTGTATGTGTGCTTCCTGCAAAAAATAATGATGCGACAAATACCATAAAAAAAGTAGTTACTTTTCTTAACATGTATTCTCCGTATTATTGACAATTCCATAACCAAAAAGTCAATCGTGTGTTATATTTATAATAGTTAAAAATGGTACCCCAACTAGGAATCGAACCTAGATCGAAAGATTAGAAGTCTCTTGTTTTATCCATTAAACTATCGGGGCTCAAACTTTAATTACCCATTCTTTTTTTAGTGTTCTGAATGGTAGTTTTAAC